AATTTATCACTCATGTTTTCCTCTCCAATATCTTGTTTCAGAATATCAAACTTCGCTTCGGGATTAATGCCTTTTTCACATATTGTTACTTCATGGAGTTCTAACTTACTGATTTCGTTATATTCCCCCAATTCATTGTGGCTTTTCTTTACTTTTTGTAATGCTTGACCACCTATGCTAAAAGACCTTAATGTGCCTTTGCGAATACCTCTCCCAACTTCTTTGGCTTTTTCTATGTCATCTCTTAATTTAATTACTACAAAGAATCCTACATCATCAACTTCGGTTTTCCATAACTTTCCGCTTTTGTCTCGGTATGATTTTATTACTTCTCCGACTTGAACATTTGAATGATTTGTCATTACATTTCTAAACTTTGGGTTTTCCATGTATTTATCTACTGCTTCGTTTAATGCTTTGAGTGTGATTAAATCATTTTGCTTATCAACAATTTCAATGCTTGCATATCCACCAATCATTAGGTTGTCGCTTTTTAGAATCCGAAACTCTTGTAGTTGTTCTCTCTTGAGTAGGAGGGACATTTCCAACAAACCTTCGTTGTGTTATCTGGTATATAAAGACCGTGATTATCTCGGTATTTTCTTGCTTGCGAATTTGTCCTCATAGATATCCCATAACCCCTCATCGCCTTCTTTATCTGCGGGTTTTTGTTCATAGCCAGTCCAAGCAAGCCACATTTTATTTTCACCAACCGGCAGGTATCGCACATGAAACTTCGTCTCAAACTTATTCCCTTCTAAGAAATATTCATGGTAGCCGTTTCTCTGTATTCCTAACTTGACCGTTCCGGCATCAACTGTTTTTTCTCTGTCAATGTTTTGAGCAACTTCAGCAGGGTACTTTCCTGCGGCTCCGAATAGGTCAAACATTTCTTCTTCGTTTTGAACATCAATTAACCAGTTGATTGTCTCATCACCAAGTTTCATCACCATGTTTAGATTGTCATCTTTGCGAGAGTATAACTTAAATTGCCCTTCTCGGTATTTTTCTGGTGTTTTATATTCTGCTTTAAGCATAGCATATTTGTCTGTAAAACTAGAATCACCTTGAATGCAATTTTGATATTCTTCTAAGGCTTGTTCTAATGGGCCATAATCTACATCACCAACTTTATTATTGAGAAAGTAATCTATCACTCCTAATAACCTATCACACTCTAAAATATCTATTGAATCTTCTATGACCTTAACTTCTTCTTCATATGTTTTTGCCCAATTGCTCTGTTCTTCTTCTACTATGTTATTACGAAAGTTTTCATAAGTGCCATAGTCGTCAGAAAGAACATCAAGAACCAGTATTCTGTTTGTTTTAACAGCCTCTTTTAATTTATTACAACATTCACCATCTTTATTTGAATAGTCAATAGTAATATCCTCAATTTCCTTTTCTTCTGGCTCGGCATCTCTATGGATTAAAACTGGAGATTTTAAGAGTCTTTTGAGGATAGCATCTCCATGCAATTTATTTTCTTTAAACTCAATATGTTCTCTTGCATTTGCCCATTCTTTAAGACCCTGTAAGCCACCATCAACAACATCTTCATACAGACCTTTATGTTTTGACATTAAGAAGTTATGAACTTGCTTTACGGTCTTTGCTCCCATGTTTTGAAGATAATTTGTAATAGCAGTAGTTAATGTCCCTGCTTTTGTTTTCATGATTTCTTCTGCTTGAGATTTCCAATCGTCTAAATTGATGATGGCATTCTTTGACATGAGATTGTCTTCTTCAAAACCATAAACAGTAAATCCACTCATATCGGATTTACAAATAATGGTAGCAGTACCGTGAATATGGTCAGTAATTGTGATGCCTTTCTTCAATCCTTCAATAGAATAGTTTAGAGACTTTTTAGTATCTTGTGCTAATAATTCTAAAGTGATGATTTTATCTGGGTATTCTACTTCGGGGACTTCAATCACCTTTGCGGAGTAAAGAGTATATCTATCACCAGCATTCTTAACCTCATCAACCTTTACACGAATAATTTCACCAACATCAACCGAAATTTTTGTGTTGAGGGCCTTACCCACATTCATGTATTTGATGCCATTAACTTCTTGTGTAAATTTGTTTTCTTCCTCAACAGGCCCAATACCCACGGTATAAGAATATAGATTGCTTTTAGTCTTCTTCTTGTCAAGAACGACAACATCTAAGTCCACAAACTTCTTCCACTTAATCCACTTGGGGTTCTTCTTTGTTCCTACATAATAGGTGGAAGTAGCATCTTTGATAACGACTCCCTCGGAAGTAGGCATTTCCATAATTTTTTCTGCATATTCAGCAATATCTTTTAGATTATCTGCTCTACGAGTATCTTTCTTTGAGGGGAATTTAAGAACATCGGCTGAATGTTGAGCATAATTGTTGAACATAATTGTCATTCTGTTTTCTAACTCTTCATCAAGAAGCGTTTGATTCTCATGTCGCATAATGTCAAAGACATGGCACTTGAGGGTTGCTTTAGGATATTTATTTTTAAACACATGGGCGATTGTATCGGCCCGATGCAAGGATTCCTCCCCATCAAAAAGAATTAATTCTGCATCAAGAATGCAATCGCCAAAGTGTTTAGCCTTCAATTCCTTTACAATTTCTCCGCACTTATCTGTAATAAGTTTTTTATTGTAAGAGAATACCTTGACATTATTATCAATCTTATGCAGTTGAATTCTCATACCATCGTATTTTTCTTGAACAAACCATTCTCCACTAAAACCTTTTAGTTGATTAATGTCATCAATATCAAAAATTCTATACATAGGTTTATTTGGAACAATAAAATCAGACAGCGATTTTTCTTTTTCTGATTTCTTTTCCTTTTTAATTGTAGAGAGAGCCTTTGCCTCTCTTTGGGTTTCTACACCCTCAATATCTTTTAGGTCATCTAAGTCGCCTTCATCGTATTTTGAGAGCATTAACAAGTCTAACATTTCCATAGCGGCTTTAACAGCCCTTTCTGTTCGTTTGGAGTCTTTTCCATCCCCGTAATGTTCAATAATATACAGGGCTATATCGTCTGGTTCTAGGTCAAGACCCTCTAAACCATAGGTAATATCGTCTTCTTGCATGTCTTTAATTGCATAAACTTCTTTGGGAAGAGGTTCCTTGTCTTCTCGTAAAGCATAATGCACAAACTTGACCATCTGTTCGGGACTTTCAAGTAATGCCTCCAAAACCTTGCCTTTGAAACGCTTTGCGAATGGGTCATCTACCAAATCCGAAGCATAGCGCAAATTTTTAATGGCTTCAAATAACTCCTTTGCCTTAAGCGAGGAAGGGTCTTTGATGTCATCATCTTCTATGAGGTCTTCCGAAATAAAATCCTTTATTTCATTTGCGGCTGAGTCCAAGTCATTGTAGGACTCAATAATGACATCCACGGTTTTACGCCAACGATTCCCGTATTCATTGGGGTCATTGGCGGCAGAAAGGTAAGCCACCCTCGTTTTCTCAAACAAACGAAGAATCTCTTCCGAAGGACGCTTATCCTTCTCAATGTTTGAGAGGCGCATTTAGCCACCTCAATTTGATTCGCCAGCCAAACCATATCCCGAATGAGTCCCAGTATTGTTCTCAATTTTGGTCTTATCCTTCTCGGCTTTTGGTCGCTTTACCTTGACCTGTTCCATTCTGTCATCTTTTTCATCGGGTAGGCGGTTTCCTTCCATGGATTCACGAAGTAATTCCTTTACCTGTCTTGCTTTTTCAACAGTCATTGAAATGATTCTCTCTTCCTTCTTCACTCTTTCTGGCATTATTGACCACCTGCCTTTTCAACCATTTTATGAATGTCCGACCACTCCATTGAATCAACATTGACGCCGGAAGAAGCACCCAAACTATCAATTGTTGGGGTAGGTGTTTCAGCAATAACAAAGCCAGACTTCATCAGTAGGTTATCTTTGTTATATACTGCCTTTTCCAAACTCTCAATTTTTTCAGTTAATGCTTTAATAATTTGAAGCATTTCTTCATTAATTGTATTTTCTTCTGCCATATCAATCATCTCTCTTTTTCTGTGGATAAACTAAATCTCGGAGTTGTCGGTAAAGCAACTCATATTCCTTACGCAACTTCGTAGCAGTAGCCACTATGTCAATGTTGCGCTCATCCATTGACTTCATCTTCTTGTTCAACTTCTTATCGGACTTGGTGAGGTCAAGTTCTCGTAGAGTCTCAATCAGTTCGCCTAACTTGGTGAAGTCTTGGCCGAAAAATTCCGTGGGTTCGGCGGCTTGAAGGGTCTTCTTGAGTCGCTTCTTTTGCTTGCCGTCCAAAGAATCAAGAATCTTTTTCTTTGGTGCTTCTTTCTTACTGATTTCAAAGGTTATGCCTTCTTCATAATAGTCCCAACTCATTTTTCTTCCTCCAATTATTCAAATAAAGACTTAATTTTACTATATTTTCCTGCAAGTTCTTCAAAGTCTTCTTCAAGACCAGAAAAACCATCATCAAGATTATCTACTGCTTGAATAAATTCGTCAAACTGCTCTAATATTTTAAATGCTTCTTTGTCTTCTAATAGTGGCGCAAGTTCTGTCCCGCCCAACATTTCTTTTAATGTCTTTTCTTCTTTATCTTGAAGTAAGGGCTGTAAATCTGGGAACATTTTCATATCCTTTGTTGATTCAAGAGCAACAGCAATGCCTAATTGCTCAATAGCCGATTTAAACTCTTCATCGGCAGAATAATTACTTAGCATTTCTTTCATTTTTCTTTCTATGGGAACAATGTCCTTAAGAGAAGTAAGAGCCCTTGATAATTTTTTCTGTAAATTGTTCTGTGCTTCATGGAATTTTTTCAAATCAGCGAGGTCTTTTTTAAAGTCCCTCAATGCATTTTTATCTTGGTCTTGTTCTTCCTTATCTTCCTCTTGCTCTATAAATCTGTCAGTAATCTTTATCTCTGCATTTACTTCATTAAGAGTTGGATAATCTGAACCTTGCTTAAAAAACTCTTCTAATTCTCTAACTCTGGGTACAAATCGCAAAGCGTCTTCAGCAGTATTTTTAATTTCTAAGTTTTTTTCTCTCTCTTGTTCAATGGCTTCTTGAACTTCTATGTCTATTTGTGCTTTAAGGGTCTTTGCTTTTTTTGATAGAGAGTCTGGGTTGTTTTTAAATTCTAAAGCAATTTGATTCAGTTCTTTTATTTGTTTGACTTTAGTTGCATATTCTCTCCCAGTAATGGCAACACTTGGTTTTTTTAAGTCCTGCCTTTCTCTAAGAGATTCTTCTTCAAGGCGTTGTTGTGGCGGAAGGTCTTCGGAAATATCTTGGCGAGGAGTTTTGTATCTTTGACGCAAAATTTCAGACACTCTTCTAAGAATTACCTTTTCATATTCGGGTTTTTCTGCTTCTCTTTCTAAGGCAGCAACCCTTTCATTAGACTCCTTAATTGTTTTTTGCAGTTGTTCTTCAATAAGACCCACTTTGATTACATAGTTTTGCATTCTATTATAGACAACATTAAATTTTACTTTTTCTGCTCTATCTTTACCTTCAAAAACTTTATCGTAATCATCTTTCTTTTGCTTCTCTGCTTCCTTAAGTTTTTCTTTTATTTTTTTTCTTGCATTAGTAATAGTAGCATCTCTTAACTTTGGATTTTTTGCATTTCTAGGAACTTCTCCAGTTCTTTTATGATACAAATAAATGAGGGCTTTTTCAAAGGTCAAGGGTTTTCCTTCTAAGTCTTCGTTATCGTAGGTCTTACTTGCCACTTCTTTTATATCATTGACAATTTTTGTAAGATTCAACTCAGGCTTTAATCTAATTTTTCTTTCTTTCTCTCCGGCTTGGCGAGTTTCTTTCCCATCCTTAGATTGTACCTCGCCTAAATCCTGTCTTGTTTTCTTTGAGGCAGGAGGAACCTGTGGTTCCAAAATAACATCTCCTTCCCTTTCAACCGTGAAAGGCAAATCTGCTAAAAGATTCCAACTCTCATCTAAACTCTTAGCCAATAGATTGGAAATGGCTTCAGCATTTTTCTTTGCGCCTAGTTTATTATATTCAAGAATATTCTCAAATCTTAAGCCCGAAGGTTCGGAATCATCCTCTTCAATAACTATCTCTTCGGATAGGGCTTTTAGGGGCGCAAGCATTCTTCTTGCTAAGTCAAAATCGTTAAATAACTTTACATATTGAGCATATGTTTTGCTCGTCGCTTCCCCGCCCTCTTCTGCTTTAAGAAAAGTAGAAAGCAACAAATCACCTCAAAATGGAATGTTTTCTTTACGGCCTCTGCGCTTTGGAGGCAAGGTAATTACATCTGGAATATCACGGCTTGAGGGTGCGGGCTTAGGAGTAGTATCTACGGGAATACCGGCAATGTCTAAGTTTCTTTGAGGTTTTCTTTGCATAGCGGCATTTTGATTCAATGCCTTAACCTTAGCCAATTCCTTTCGCAATCTCATTTCCTTTTGTTTCATATCTTCTGTCATATTCACTCCTCCAATTCGCCTGTTCTAGCCATAACAACTAGTTTAATAAGTTCCATTGTACTAAAAGAACCTATCTTGTCCATAACTTCGTCCATCAATTCACTTCTTTTCATTTGCATAAGTTCTTGAAGTTCTTCGTCAGCAATCTTTTCACTGAACTCCTTCTCCTTTTTTCTACCAAATTCAAATAAATCTTTTTCAGGGGAGTCTTTTGCGCCAATGTCTTGAATTGGATTACCGCCCTTCATTCTAGTTTGGACAGGTCTTTTGGTTTTTCCAGTTATAACCTTTTCAGGAATTTCTTTTCCTCCACCAACTTTCCCCTTTCTATCTCTTGCCGCTTTAATAATTTCTTCCCATTCACTCATCAGGGTATCCTCCTTTCGTTTCTCGTATCAACATTTTGATTTCCAGCCTCTTGCGGTAAGCCAGTCATTCGCTTATCTGGCCCTACGCTCATCCTGCTTTTATTTCTTGTGGCTGGTGGATTTTCTTGGGGCTTTGAACCTGCTCCTTCTGCAAACATTCTTGTTTGTTCATCTAAATCTCTTTGGTCTAAGTTTGAACCTGCGAGGGGGTCTTTCTTTGTTGGCTCATCTCCGGTTTCAGTAGGGGTTTGTTCAGGTTGAGGTTCAGGTTTCTTGAAAGTAAAGTTTCCATCTTCATCCATTTCTACCTCAAAGCCAAGATTCTTTGTAGATGCGGCAATATTTACTTCAATCTCTCTCTTACGAAGAACAGCAATTTCATCCTCTTCTTCGCTTGGAGGTAATTTTAAGTTCCAATCAGTGATTCCAAATTGCTTAACCAAAAACGGAAACACATAATTGTTATAGACATTTTGTGCCATTTGAACGGCTCTGTTTGTGACCAAAATCTGCATGCCTTCATTATTCAAACCACCGCTTGTAGTGTTGTCAGCCATGAAGACTTTGCTTACACCGTAGAACGCAGAAATCCTATCTCTTAAATCGTCCTTGACGGAGACATAATCCATTTCCTTGAGACTGTCCATGAACTTAATCCATTCAACAGAACCCTTTCCTCCTTCTGCTTCAATCCCCATAACAGGAATAAAGTGCGGGTCTGTTTCCATCTTTTCTTTGACTGAACGCCAAAAGGAACGCATTGAATCCATGTTGCGAGTCTGCACTGCCAAAAGGCCCCTCGGCATACGGCTTTTGGTGTACGAGGAATTAACATAATTCTCCATAGCGAGAAGAGTTGTGATGTGATTATAGAGGGTGATGATAGGCGATAGTCCATAGAGTCGGGAAGGGCTATACTTGCTGAAATGAAGCACCTCTCCCTTAATGAAATACTGGTCTTTGCCCCCCACCCGATTCACATAATGAACGGGGTGAGTAGTGCTTCCACATTCTTCACATTTTTCATGGGGTTCCGTAGATAGGAAATGCCTATGATTGACGCAAGTAAAGCCTTTTGTTCCTCGCTGTCCTAACTCATCGGAATAAATAGCCATGGTCACTGGGTCGCCACGATAAACTTCTTTAATACGATGCATTCTAATCTTTTGATTCCCATCAATGAAATATTCCTTAACAAGGACAATGTAAGCATCATCCATAATGTTGAGGTCGTCTTCTAATTCTTTAAGAACATCAATAAATAATTGTTCTGCTTTATTGACATAACCTTCAATAAAATCTTCTGCATACTTTAATTGTTTAACATCGGGAAGTTGTAGGTCAGTGCTATCACAACGAGAACACTCTTGAACGGGTCTTTTATGTTCTTTACCGCAATTTTTGCACCTTGCTTCGTAGGCCTTCTCCCAGACATAACCTCTTCGGAAAATTTCTTGCTTAAGTTGAGTAATACAGGTTCTAGCGATAACAGAATTTTGAACGATGTGATAAATAATCGGTGCGGTCATTAAGTTATTCTGTTGCCTTTCTTGAATACCAATGTTATAAATAGACCTATCTTCTGGCTTTGGGGTTGTTCTCCTAAACAAATTTGTAAAACTGAAACGACGCTTCTCTTCAACCACGCTGACCGCCTCCCCTCGTTTGCCTACGCTGAACCCTCTTTATGAAGATGCCCCTTCATTCCTCTTCGTCTTTCGTTCTTAGGGGTTGTGGCAAAGTTTGGCGGTAATATTCAGGAGTTCTCTTTTCTCGCATTTTCCTTGCCCTTTCCTTTCTTCTTTCTTTAACACTACTAATATGACTGTCAAGGAATTTAGCGTCTTCTTCTCCCCTGCTTTGAATTTTATTCCCATATTTTTCCATATATTCTTCATAAGAAAACGGAAGTTCAAAGGGCATATTAGGGTCGCTTTCATCCATTTGATTAATTTCATCAAATACTTCTTTTTCAATTGGCTTTTCAACGCCATAAATACTCAAAATCCGTCTCAACTGACTGTGGACTCTTTCAGCAAAAGTTTCCATTGACATTCTATCACGGATATTATGTTGGGAAGCCTTCGCATAGCCCATGTATCTTCTCAATTTTCCGCTAATTCTAGCCTTAAGTATTTCTTTCCAAGTCATAATAATTCCTCAATATGGTTTTGCCCAATGCTTTGCTTGTTCAATTTGGCAGGTAAAACATAAATCACTAATTTTGTTGGTCTTCTTGCACTTTCTACAAACGGTAGCATATCTAATTTTCTTAGGTAGTTTGGTTCTTACTTTATGTTTAAAAATATGATAGTGCTGGCGAGGCATTTACAACACCGTTCCAATTTGTTCCATTGAATCCATCACAGACATTTTACAATTATCTGCATATTTTTGAATATCGTCAAGGTTAATGTTCTCTTTTGCCCAGTCAAAGCCCACATGGTCTTTGTGATTCTCCCACTTCATTAATTTAAAAATCTCATCACAACGGCTCTTATACCAGTCGCTTTTCTTATATGATTTTTTCATGCGAATCAATTCTAAAAGTAATTGTGCGTTTCCTTTCTTCAAGCGGAAGTGGGGTAAGCACTTCGTCAAAAGGCTGGCTACATCGTCTTGAGAATAGAAGTTTAGCCGATTGATAAGCCGAGTATCTTGGGGTGATTTTTGGTCAAGGTGCATACGGCCAAATCCAATTGACTTATACATTTCCTGCATGAAAGCCTTTCCTCTTTCTCCCGTAGCCACTAAGCCGACTCTTGGATTCATTTTACGGTCAAGAGTAATGTAGCCATCCGAGTCAATAAATGCCGCCGTGTATGCCCAAATGTTTTTCTTAATTTCATCGGGCATTTTGTAAAATGCACCATTTACAGAAACAATTCCTAACTTCTTAATCTCTTGGGAAATGACATTCGGACTACTCGCTTTGTGTAAGTCAGTAGGCATCATTTCATGAATCATTCTAGCCCCTATCCCGTGGTTTTCACAAACAGTCTTCAAGATAAATTCTCTTTGTTTTTCCTTTTTTGATTTATTGAGAGATTGATTCGTAATCTTGGCAATACTTTCACGAAATGCTTTCTTTGCGACTCTCATTTCTTTTGAAAGCACAGAATAATCTTTGCCATATACCATACCACTTTGTTCTATTTCTGCTTCCCAGTATTTACAAAGAGCATCTACTACTTCTCTTCTTTGCTCCACAGTTTTCATCTTATGCAGTTTTCTCAAGTCTTTTTCGTTGTATCTCATCTTTAAAAGAGGATTCTTGTATGGAGCCAGCCAATAAATTGAATCAATGCACTTAAATAAATGGTCGGAGTAGGCATCTATCATTGTATCAATAGCCTTTGCCATATTGTCCCTATTCTCTCCCTTTAGTTTCCTGCGAGACATTCTCATCTGCTTAATGAGGTCGGGGATATTCTTCTCTTCTACGGTATATTCTTGAGGAAACTCATCAATCATCTTTCGTGCTTCACTCGCATTTACCTTTAACACATCACACAGCGTATTAATTTCATCATACTCGGACATAACAAAGTCCGAATAAAGGGTCTTGAAAATTTCGGTATCAGCATCTCTGTTTGCTTCTTCCTTGACTTCCTCTTCTCTTCTTTGAAGTTCAGCCAGTTCTTTGGCCTTTTCCGAGATTTTATCATACTGTTCTGCGGTAGGCACAATATCACCTCAAAAGTTCAAACCGATTCCACGATAGCCTGTCCTTACAGGCTTCGCCTCCTCAAAGAGTCCCAAATCGTCAAGAAGTATGAAGTTATCCGTGGCTTGATAAGTAGCGGCATTTGCTAAAGCAAGGCTCATCACCATATCGTCATGTGCGCCAATACCCTCAAACTTGCCTCTTTCGGTGATGGCAAACATGGATAACTCCTCAATCAAAGTAGAAGAAACCCGCCGACTTTCTTCATTGCCGTAGGGGAAATTCATTTTACCATTTTCAAGGGTCATTTGAAGATTAAGAATAATTTCTTGCTTTTTTCTTCTGGTGGTATTGAAGTCGTGAATATTTAAATCAGCGACTTGGCGTAATTCTTGAGTAAATGATTTGGCAAAAGTATTTGTTTCAAAGAGGATTGCTTCTGGACGAAATAGTTGCCCGATAATTTTGACCTTCTGTATGTTTTCTCGGAACTGAACATTCTTGGCTCTATCAACATAAATAATAGATTTATTTTCGTCTTCGTCCATCTCAATAACAGTAATCACATTGTAATCTCCGTCTGTTGAAATGGCGGGGTCTACACCTACAAAGTATTTCATGCCCTCTCTACGATGTGGTTTTAGAACCAAATCCTTGTTCTTCGCCGCATCTAAATATTCAGGATTAAACAGAGAAGTTCCTGTTGAAATTGGAACGCACATATATTCCCGTGTGAACATCATTGAGCCAACTTCTGCTTTACGGGCCATCAATGCTTCATAGTTCCAACGGTCAGGCCATAACGGTTCATTGAGAGAATTTAGGCAGGGGTATGTTCTCACTGTATATGCGGGATTCTCTGCAAGTTGCTGATAAATATCCGTGTAAGAGAACGGAGTTCCAATAACACGGAGAGAAGCGGTATGGTGAAGTGTGGGAATCATATCACCATAAAACCAATCGGTCACCTTTTGAATACCAGTCATACTAAACTCTTTCAAAGGGTCGTCAATAACAATTTCTTGTGGGTGCAAACCACGAATCTGTGAGCCTACTGAACGCTCAAGGATTTGGTTTCCATTGGTGAGGGTAATGTTTCCGATAGCCCAACCTCTCGCAGGTTTGAATTTCTTGAGCATCGGATGGGTGAACATTTTATCAATGTCCCTCATGTGAACGAGAGTCTGCTTTTGGTTAGAAGAAATGTAAAGCATTTGAAAAGGAGGCTCTTCAAAAATGAGTTTCCACACAACCCACGAATGCATGAATACTGATTTACCGTGGTCGCGTGAACAAATGATAACTGTTCTTTGCGTGGTGTTCATCAATTCGTGCCATTCTTGAATGTAGGAAGGAAAATCAAAGCCAAGAACATTTTGAAAGAAGTATGGAAAAGAGTTTTTGGATAACTTCATATCCATTTCATGTTCAAAGTTGAATGTATCTAACTCCATCACGAATCCCTTGCACTTCTAAAAATATTCGCAAAGGCTCCTTCAATATTAGAAACTCTTGCATCAAAACCTAAAAGTAATCTCTTAAGTTCTTCTAAATCAACATTCTCTCCACCTACAAATTCATACACGATTTCTTTCATGTCGTTAATTGTGTCGGCCATTTCGCTCAATTGCTTAACCAACTCTCGGCCATCTTGTTTTAGCCTATCCTCTGTCATTTTACGAATCATATTATCACCTCATTGATTTGGTTCCACGACATTTCCATCTTTTACGACTTAAATTATTAGGAGTATTAGGGT